TACTTATTAGTTCGGCTACAGCGTGTTCTATATCTAACGATTGGCCCAAAATTTTCTGTCCCAAAATCTTTTGATATAATGTATGAGTAACTTCTACGTCCTGGACACAGTACTCAAGCATTTCAGGTGTAAACACTGACCAATCAGTATCTATTTGTTGCTTATAATTTCCTAATCTTATTCCCCAAGCTTTAAGGCTGTGGCGATTAACTAAATTTCTAGGATAATTTATTGCATGTACACGCTTCATATCTGAGTCTGTTAAGTCAGACCAAATTAGACGTGTAGCAACTAAGGTATCAAAAACTTTGGCTTTAGTTTTAAATCCATATAATTTTTTAAGAACAGGAATGTCATATTTAATGATGTTATGTCCAATGATTAACTCTGCTTCCGATAATAATTTTAAAGCTTCGTTAACTCCTACTTGTATTATTTTATTAGAATCTATATCTTTTAAAACAATACAGTGGATGGTACTCACATCATTATATAAGCCATTCGATTCTAAATCGAACACATATTTCATATTTTAATCTTCTTTATTTTTAAAACGTTAACTGTTGGAATAGTGGTAACGTTGCCTACGTCTCCTAAAGTACCGTTGTCATTAAAATTAACATCAGCTGCAACAATATGTAATTCTTTGTCAGCTCTAATTAGCCATCCATTTGAAATACAAGTTGTACTTTTACTATTCATTGCGTCTTTTAAACTTAACCACTCAGCCGTTCCGTTTATATCTTTCCAATGTAAAGAAACGAATGGTGCGTTTAATATTTTTTTATTTATTGTTGGTAGTTTCATAATTAATGTAATGTTATTATTTCTATTTGAACTCGACATGCAGCTTCATCTAATATTGACATTTGACTTAGGACTGTCTCTGCAACATATTTTAATTGCAAAGAGGGAAGTCCTAAAACTACATCACAGTATGGATTTGCTTTAGCCCACTCCACTGCTGTTTGTATTTCAGCAGTAAGAGTCCAAATTTCTGTTAGTTTTATTTGACGTTTTCTTTTTGTTAATGGTTTAGAAATCATTTCTTTCCTTTGCTTCTTCAAGACAAGATGTGTCCTCGTTGAAAAACAAAGTTCCACACTTGCCAGTGTCGCCTGTGTGTCTATTTTTTAGAACACGGACAGTTGTGTATTTTTTATTCTCTTCGTCATTTTGGTCTCTCTCAAGTCCAATGACACAATCAGCAAGACCTGCAATGGCCGTGCTTCCTCTAAGAGAATTTAATGAAGTCTGCATCCCATCTTCATAACCTTTATTACCTTCGGGTCTTCTTAAGTGAGATACTAAAATTAAACCAATACCTGTCTCTTCAACTAAGCATCTAAGCTTAGTCATTGTGACATCTATTAGTTTACGTTCATCGTAAGTTTCTAATCCAGAAACGACAATACTAAGATGGTCAAGTATAACCCAACGTACACCAAGACCTTTAGCAAGATAACGAATTTTGGATAATAGATTTTCAGACTCGGTTGAACCGAAACTGTCATATAGATACAGCAAGCCACTACCCACTGTTGAATTAAAACTATTTTTAAATGCGTCATCGTTTACGAGCTTCCTATCTAAGTGTAATGGTTTTTTAACATCAATTGACATAAGGCCCAGAGCAGTACGCTTAATGCTTTCTTCAAGTGCAATATAACCAACGCTTTCACCTTTTTTAATAAGGTGATGGCCTATATGTCTGCATAACTGTGATTTACCTTGTCCAGTACCACTAGTTATAACTATTAACTCACCCGTTCTCATTCCTCTTGTTTTTGTATTAAGACATTCAAAAGGGTAAGGAACAGTTTCGTTAGTGTCTTCTTTAATTAATGTATCAAAAATCTCTTCTCCAGAAATTATACCGTCAGGTCTGTAGGCTTTCGCACCCCACATTGCATCAATTAATTCTTTTGATTTACCTTGTACTAACATTTCATTAGCATCTTTAAGAGGGAGAGTTGCAATCTTACATTTACCTGGTGTAAAGATTTTAGAACATTCCTGGGCTGCGTTTTTTCCCGCAGTATCAGAGTCGAACATTAAAACAATAGACTCAAATTTTTCTAACCATTCGAGTTGTTGCTGTAAATCTTTCTTAGCACCTTGACTACCAGTCTTGATAGAAACACAAGCCCATTTGTTATTTTGAATAGCTGAAAGAGACATACAATCAATTTCACCTTCTAAAACGCAGCAAGTTTTTCCACCGTTACGCCATAAGTTTTGTCCAAACAATACGGCTTTCTTACTATCTCCAATCCATTGAAAGGACTTGTCGGGATAACGTAATTTCTGTGCAACTAATTTATTATCTTTGTCGTAGTAGTTTGCAATCTGAACTGATTTACCGTTATGTTTCCCAGTTTGGTAATTAAACTTATTTACTGTTTCTGTATTTATTTTTCTTTTTAATAAAGGTTTACATTCACCCTTAATTAAATCTTTATTTGTGTTATCCATATCCGCTTCCTGTTTTTCATATGTTGAATAATAATAACCACAGCCAAAACAATGACCGTGTCCGTCCGAATAAACGGCAACGTTATTTTTGCTTTCACATTGAGTACAAGGAGCGTGATATGAAAATTCGCTATTTTCCATATTGGTATTCCTTTTAAATTTGAGGCTTAAAAACAAAAAGGCCCCTAGAAATTAATCTAAGGGCCCCAGAAAAGGCGACCTATGAAAATCGCCAATCGATTGTATACACTATTATAACTCGGCTATCCAACTTTTTGGTATGAATTTATCAGAATATTGAAACTCATGTTTCTGACACCACATAGCGTATGTCGTATTTGACAGTTTGGATATGCGAGTTTGTGAATTAGAAAAGACAAATCTTAAATCCAGTTCTGGATAAAGGTTCTTAACTAAAATATGTTTTTGCTTATCAGCCGTTAAAAATCTACCCTTACCTTCAATGTACATAAGGCTACCATCTTTTTTTGTTAAAACAAAATCAGGAGTATACCTGTGTGACTTTTCTGGTTTGATATATTTTATTACTTTGGTTTCATACTCAAAAGGTATTTTTGAATATGTTAGTTGCCTTGCTATTTGTTCTTCAAGGCCAGACCGATATCTAGAAGTCGTCTTCTTGGGCCACCACTGGTTGGGTCTCATTGTCAAACTCCTGGTTTTCCGAAACTGTATAACCGTCTTCTTTCTTGAAACCATGTCCAGTCGAATCACTTCCACCTTCTACTAGTTTTATTACTTGAACGCCTTTAAGTCTCATTGATACACCCGCACCTACCATTGAAGTGTAATACGGAATTAATTCTGAACTAACTTTTAATTCTGAACCACCCCAAACATTTACATCTCTCAATGGAACGCCTTTAGCATCAAAAATTGCGGGTTTGTTTTCAAAAGTTTCACCAGTTTTCATAGTGATTACTGATTTACATTTAAACTTAAATATAACATTGCCAGTAGGGTTACCCTCATCGTCTAACTCATCGTTGTAAGGTAAGTTAGCTTGTTTGATTGTTTTATTTTTAGACTTCTCTTTTGCAAGAGTAAGACTTTCTTTAACCACTTCGTCAATAATATGTATTATTGCTCCGCAGTCTTCTTTTTTTATGACTAGATTTACTTTATAGTCACCTGGGTCACCGAATTTAGTATCAGCAGTTGTTAACCAGGGAAATTGAGCAACTCCAACCGGAGTCACTATCTTTGTATAGCTGTTCGCCATTATTTTCCTCATTGTTATTTACATTATTGTCACTTGTTATTATTCCTTTAGATTGTAATTTTACAATTTCATCTATTGGAAGATACGCAAAGTCATCCATATTTATTCCTTTGGTTCTAATAGGGGTACTAATTACCTCTTTAGTGGGTTGATTTACGCAAAAAAGAACTCAGACTGTAAAACCTCATGTATATTGAAGTCACCTTTTTCTGGAACAGTTGGTAATTTTTTACGTTGCTCTTCTGTAAGTGAGGGTTGTATAGATAATTTAAAATCCTCTAGTGGACATGTATCATTATACAACTCTACAAATGTTTCTCTGATTGTATCTGCAAGAACTTGTGAGTCCGCAGCTAATGTTCCAAAAGAGTCATGAACATTACAAAAATGAGAAATGCCTTTGTCGTAAGCCTTGCATACAACCATCATCATATGTGCCGAATCTTGTGAGTGGATAAAATTCGGTGGCAGCCCGTTAGAGGCTTTAATCACAGAGTATTTCTCTGTTTCAACATTTATTCTTGGTTTTATTATTTCACCAAACATTCTAGTTTTAACTCTCATAGATTTAAACTCTGGATAATCTTGAATGACTGGAAAGCCAACTGGATTTATCCAACGTATTCTGTGTCCCGCTTTAGCTAAAACTTTTGCACAGTTTTGTAAAAACGCCATACCTAATCTAGCAGATGATAAAACTTCACCCATACTATCCCAGATAACACCTGATAAAAAAGTGCAAGCCTGAAATGATGAGCTACCAAATGGATGTTCGTCCCCCTGGTCTTTTCTTTTAACTAAATCCTCATCAACAAAATCACTACAAGAATATCTAGTCGAACCGTAAGGACTAGTCATGATTGCTCTTTTTACAGTTGTACGTTTTACTCCAAACTGTAACCAAAGTTTTGCATAAGGGTCTTCCGTCATTATTTTTAAATTAGCAATGACAGCGTCTTTAACCACGGTGTAAACATCTTCTGGTTTTTCAGATTTACCTAAGTTAACCGCTCTAGCTGTTTTGGTATTTTTTAAAATCCCACTATAGTGTTGTATCCCGTTACAACTTCCATCCTGGTTACAGATAAAAGTACTAAGATAACCGTAGCCTACAGCTTTAAATGAAGCCCACTCATTGGCCCATGCAAGAAATTGAAAAGGTTTGTCTGCATTCTCCCACTCCCTATTTGTAAAAGGGTCAGCCTGTATTTTTTGAAACATTTCTAAGTTATCATCAACCCATTTAACTTGCTCTTCTCTTGTAACTTTATCCACACCAAACAATGCAGCACCAGTAACAGCTAACCAATAATCACCTCTATTCTCTTTGGTGATTTTTTTACCTGTACCTAAAAGATGTAATGCTTTTGCAAAGTCAACACCTTGTATGTTTAGATAATTTGTAACTTGATAACATCTAGACCTAAAATCTAAAGTATGTGCATGATAAAATATTTTTTCTTTAATCATGTGTGCCATCCATCTAACTTTTGCAAACAATAATCTTTTTGATTTCTGTCTAGCATTATCAGTATGTATTTTTACAGACTCTATTCTAAATAGCTGTCTTGCTATTTTATTAGTCTCAATATCATGGGGCTTACTTGGTAAGTCCATAAGTTCAGCTAAAGGTAAACCACCAAGAGCAATATTTTTCTCCCAGGCTTTATCTAAAACATTCAAGATAAATAAATTTATTTTATAAGGTGTATCTTGTTGTGCATTTACAGCTTTATAAACTAAAGGCATTTTTACATTTTCTAAATCAGCTAAGTTTTTTCTATTACGATATTTAACTAAGGTTAATGGTTTGATATGTCTTGAGTAATAACCACCACCTTTTGTACTACCTTCCTCCCAACGTCTTGGCGCAACGATAGTTGGAAAATATTCTGGAGCAAGAACTTCTAGAAAATCATTTCTACTATTAATCCATTCTAAAGTTTTTGCTGTTGGTATTAATTTCTTTTCTCTACGTTTTTTAATAAACACAGTTTGAATGTCGCAAAGTCCAGTATGAACACACATTAATTCTATAAGTTTGTAACCTACATGAACTTTTTCGCTTCTTGTCCACTGTGCCCACTCAATGTTATTTTTTTGTGCTGATTCTCTTAATTTACGTCTCTTGTATTGGTAGCCCGCTGAACGACCTTCTAAATCAGCTTTAACAACTCCATAGTGTTCAGGTTTACTTTCTTCAAATACCCTAAGAGATATTTCATCTTCCACTTTACTTGCTACATTTATAGCAGCACTTGTTAGTCTTCTAGAAATAGTAATACAGTTAATAATAGACTTTGAAGCTATCAAAGCCATTGTGTCTGGTTCTAATAAAGATAGTAGTTTTCTAGATATTGGTTGAACTCCTGGGATTTTGTGACCTTCCTCACAATAGGCCTTTATACCTTCTGAGAAGGGTCTGATTGAGTTTGATAAGAGAGTCTTACCATAATTAGTAAAAGACTCCTCACCTCTCTGCTTGTGTTCTAATAACCTTTTTCTAAACCTGTTTATTCCTCGGTCTCTCATATCCTTCTCCAGGTCTAGTTGTTCTTTGAGAATAGAGAACGGTAAAGTAATTCCTTTTGTATTAT